CCTGTCTCTTCCAGCACTGACCTGTTGGCGGTCGGCGGAGCGACATTGTTCACTGGCGGAATTGGTCCGGCAAGCAACACCACTTTCCAAGTGGCGAACTTCCCGATTGTCGATGGTACTAACGGCGGCGTGCCGCTAACGGTTCCTTCGTCCGCGATCAGCGCACAGGTTAACGGCGTAAACGCGACAATCGTCGCAGTCAACGGACCTCAGGGTCAGTTCACTCTCGCGAATCCAGTCACGTATCCTAGCACTCTCACGGTCACCTATTACTACAACACGTGGCAGAACACGTATGATCTCCTCCCGAGCGCAAACGTGGCGTCCATCATTCAGGTCGGTCTCGGACCGAACCGCGCTGACTACACGCAGGGCGTGGATTATAGCCTCGGCGTAGCACTTGACAAACAGGGCAACGTCGTAGCGAACACAGTTAACTGGGGCAACAACGTCAGTGAAGCTGTAGGCGTAAGCGCAGCGCAGGACACCGCGACGTTCGCTCCGTCTGAAGTTTTGACGACTCTCGTTGACGAGCAAGTTTGGTTGCGCCAGCTTTCCGGCACGACCAACGGTCGCAGCACAGTGTTCACTCTGCCTGATACTCCCGTCACCGGAACTGGTAATGGCACTCCTACCGACAACCCAGCACTTATCAAGGTCTATGTCGGCACCAACGCATTCGAAGCTTTCCAAAGCGGCGCGGTGCAGGTTGCAGCGCTCAACGGTGTAGCACAGACCGTTACATTGTTCAATCCGCCAGCAGGCGGCACGAACGTGTATGCGAGCTACTTCCGCAACACGCTTGAGAACCAGCAGTACACAGTCACGGTTGTGACTCCGGGCTTCTCCGGCATTGGCACTTACACGATCCAAGACAACCTTGGTCGCTACATGCCACTGGTCACATTCAACACAGGAGCATCGACCGTAGCTCAAGCCGGACCGTTCGCGGCAACCGGAATCGTCTACCCGTTCAATTTCTCGGACGCGGTTGATGACAATGGCAGCCCGACTGAAACAGTCACGCTGACGTTCAACAACGACGGCAATTCAGTTCAAGTGCCTGCGGTACAAGCAAGCGCTACGCTGACGTTCGCCAGCACTGCGGCAATTCGCTTCACCGCAACTAATCCGGGTGTAGCAGGGGACGGGGTCCAGATCGCGGTTGATGTAACGACCGTGAATGCGACACCAGTTGTAGTCAACGGCAACCTTGTCACGATCTACGCAAACTGGAACAACACACTCAACTCCGCTTCCACAATCGTAAGCTACTTCCCATCCCCCGAAACACCGGATGGCGGGCAGATTCTAGCTACGCTGGTAAACGCTGGTGCTCCAAGCGTCACAGCAGCAACCAACCTCACTGGTGGTGCTAACCAAATTGATATGCCTGTGTCCCTCAGCTACACGGTGACTTCGAGCCTCGCAGCAGGCGGCTCCGGTTCTGTGACAGCGGGCGGCGCAAACATCGGTTACCTCGACCAGACTTACATTGACCCAACCACAGGCTTCCGTGTGACTATCGTCAACCCGGCAGACCACGTGGCATACGGTGTGTTGACGATTCCGCAAAGCTACAACTTCGAGCCCGGCGACAAGCTGGTCTTCAACGTTGTGCAGAACGGCGCACGCTTTGTCGGTACGGCTGGAATTCCTCCGGCACAGCCGAACAACCAAGTCGCAATCTTCGGTCTCACGACCAAGGTTGTTACGACTCTCGGTGCTGCGGCTGGCGACACGCTGATCATCAGCACGGTTCGCGGCTCTGGCAACGAACCCGCTGTCGGCACGTTCTACTACGTGACGTTCACGGTCAACAAGGTCGCATCCGACTACGCACTTACGCTTTACACGAGCCCAGCCGCAGCTTATCTAGCCTACGGTCAACCGAGCACAATCAACCGTGTCTCGCTGGGTATCCAGTTCATGGTTCAGAACGGCGTCCAGACCTTCGGCGTCATTCAGGTTCCAGTGGTACCGGGCACGAACTACGCTTCGAGCGCAGATTACCTCGCGGCACTGCCGCAGTTGAAGCAGAACCTACCGGGTCTCAACCGTAAGGCAGACGTGGTGGTTCCGCTCAGCAACGACCCAGTCGTTCACCAAGCTCTCAGCCAGCAGTTGACCACATTGGCAACCGCTCGCTACAAGGGTGAAGGCATCGGCTTCGTCGGGTACAGCCAGTTCACAACTTCGCAACAGGCTAGCGCCAACGCTCAGTCCTTGCTCAACCAGCGCATGATCGCCATCGGTAACGCAGCGGCAGGCGTCTTGATCACTAACCCGGTCACGGGTGTGGCAATCGAGTACTTGGTTGACGGACCGTTCATGGCAGCAGCTATGGCAGGCTTGAACTGCAACCCAGCGAATGACGTAGCAACGACCTTGACGCTCCAGAACTTGACGGGCTTCAGCCGCTTGCTCATCACCTACGACGATCCAACAATGGACTTGATGGCTGCTAATGGTTTGACTCTGTTGCTCAACAACAACGGAGCACTCCTCATCCGCCATTACAAGACCACGAACCCGCAGAACACGCTGGTCAGCGAACCGACTTCGACGACAATCGCCGACTTCGTCGCGCAGACCTTCCGTGCGAACCTGCAACAGTTCATCGGTCGTAAGCTGGTGGATAGCTTGGTCACGGACATCACTGTGGTCTGCAACTCGCTCCTACAGGGATTGGTTGGTTCACAGATCATCAACGCATACGAGAATCTCTCAGTCGTGCAAGACCCACAAGACCCGACTCAAGTTGATGTCACAGTCACCTTCCAGCCGATCTTCAGCTTGCTCTACTTGAGCGTCACCTTCACGGTGCAGACAACTCTGTAAGTAGGGAGACAGAATGCAGATTAAGGCGGTCGTCAGTCAGTCTAACGGAGTCATCAGCGTAACGCTTGTAGCGTTGTTCGTTGGCGATCCCACGGATGCTTCAGACAAAGCTAAGATCGCAGCGTTCGGTGATCCTGTCGTGAACATCGCGGGAAACTTCGTTGATCCGAATAATCCGTCATTCACGTTTGCGTTCCCGACTACTGAGCTTTGGGTCGGTGTTACGACTCAGATGTCAAGTTACACGGCACGATTCATGGAAGCGCTGCCCGGACCTCAGAATCCGAATCAGCCCGCTCCAGTGCAGGGACCGCTTGATTGCGTGACCCAGAACCCAAGCGAAGCAGCACAGGCTTGGGCAAACGTGTTGATGATGCCGGGTTCCGGTCGCATCGCGCAAGCGATGATGCAGCTACGGTCTAACATGTTGGTGCCGCAGATTGCACCGACAACGGTTTAAGAGGAACGAATGGCTAAGTCGAAACTGGTAGCGGGCAGGACACAAAAGAAAGCGACTATCCTTGCGTCTAAGAGGACTGTTGAAGATGCTCTCCGTCGCGCACAGGCACTAGGTGAGTCATGGATGGCGGCGAATCACAACGATCCACGAGTTGATGAGCTTCAAGCAATCGTTGATCATTTGGCTAGCGTCCTGCACAGAACACCGCAGCAGATGCGCGGTGATGGTGTAGCCAGCATTGAAGACTACTTCGACGATGCTAAGGCACCACAAGTAGCGCAGACGATTAAGAGAGAAGTAAATCAGATCGCGAAGTGGCATGATGAAGGACGTCAGCAGCACGCGCAGCCAGCAACCCCGAAGACGCAAGAGCAGGGTGTCGGCTATGTGCCGGACTCAGCCGTCAACGTCATGAGTTCGAAAGAGGAGAATATGGCAGATAAGAAAGCAAATGCAGGCGCGTTCTTCGTCACAGATCGTGATGAAAAGGGCGAGCCGAAGAAGCCGGAAGAGCAGGGCGTTCCTCGCCTTGCTAAGAAAAAGAAGGAAGCTGTTCCAGAAGACCCAGCAGCAGCGGGCGCTCCTCCAGTTCCACCAGTACCTCCAACCCCAGAAGCAGCGGCACCAGCACCAGCCGGAAACGGCAAGGTCAACCCAATCGAGTACATCCCGACTGAAGCCTTGATCAAGGTCATCGAGGGCATGCCGAAGGATGAAGACTTCGCACAGAACAAGCAGAAGCAAGACGCTCTCATCGCGCTCACTGAGATTCTCAAGACACGTCCGATTATGCCTCCCGAGCAGCCTGAAGGTCAGGCGCAAGCTGCTCCGGCTCAAGCCGCGCCAGCACCCGCAGCACCACCGATGCCAGTAGCAGCCAGCAAGAAAAAGGCTGATTATGGCGATCACGCGATGGGCGGCGACGGTAGCATTGGTAACGCTGGCATCAAGAGTCCATCCGTTAACAACGATCCGATCACTCCAGATGCGGGCAGCAACAATCCTGCACCCGCGAAGGCAAAGTCAGAGTTTGGTCTCGGCGGTTTGGCAGTCGCAGGTCTCGAAGATGAGAAGACGGCAGACGACTACCGCATCCACGACTTCAAGGTTCAGGACGAGGGTATTGTCCCACAAGGCAAACTTCCGAACATGGACGAGCAGGAAATGCTCATGCACCCTGAAGAGGACCAGCACGAGATGGAAGCTGGCATGTACAAGGAATCAGTGACCCCTCCGGGCGTCAGTGAAGAATTGATGCACAAGCTCAAAGCGGAGTATCCGGGCGACAAGTCCAAGGCATACGCAACCGCATGGTCGATTCACAACAAGAAAGAATCGGCTCTCAAGAAGCTGACGGCTGCCGCGCAAGAACTGGCTGATGTAGAAGCTAAGATCGCAAGCGGTGCGGCTGGCGGCGGATGGTCTTTTGACATCGGCGAAAAGGGCAAAGTAGTTGAGGACGGCGGACGCACACCGGAAGTTACGGAAGCGCACGGCATGCTCGATGAATCACCAGCGAAACTGGATCGTCCTGAAACTGTAGCTCCGATCAAGCTGAACAAGCAAGCGGCTGACATGACCACTGGCAAAGCGGTCAAGGAATCCGAGCGGATTGGCAACGATCTGAAGAAGATGTATCTGGACGCGAAGTCACTCACGGGAGTGAATGACACGCGCCCGGTGCGCGAGGCGGTCGAGTCGATCTTCCGCGCAGCAGACATGTTTGACGAGGCGACGAAAGCTCTCAACAAGCAGAACCAGCAAGAAGAGAGCGAAGCAGCAGCGCAGGAGATCAAGGCGAAGAACAAGAAGTCTTCGTTCGCCGGACTCGCGCTAGCAGCCGCCGAGTAAAAGGGTTCGGGAACGGCAAAAACGCCGGGCTTCGTGCGCTGTAGGGTTTCACTACCTTAGGGCTGTTAGGTTACGAACGTAGCAATGGAAACGGAACTAAAGGCTGTTCCCGAAATTGTTTACACCGATCCGTTTACGGAGCGGACGCCGCGCAAGTCGCAGGCATGGTTCAACGTTCGAGCAGCATACCTGTCGTTTAAGGTTGAGATTCAGATCGTCAACGCGGAAGTATCGCTTGAACAGATCGAACGCAACTCGAACGATGGTGGAAAGTGGCGGTGGGATACACCGTTGTTCGACCAAGAAGTGGACGACCTGATTGCAAGCATTCGGTCCACGGGTAAGTTTGAAGCGGTCTGGCTCCGAAAGGATAAAGACTCCAGCACTTACTCGGTACTGGACGGGCATCACAGGGTAGTCGCTTGGAAGAAGCTAGGGAATTCGACAGTCCCAGCCGTGGTAGTGAACGTCACCCCGGTTGAGGTTGTAGAGTTCAAGTGAATTCGGGAATCAGAACTTTACGGTTCCCTTAACAGAAGGACTTAAACTATGGCACAGGCAACACAGGGTGCGTACATCTATCGGCAGGGCACCAGCCCGAACACCGAGACGGTCATCTCCAGTCGGTTCAAGATTTTTACCGACATGGTGGACGTCGGCGCGTTCGTTAAGCTAGGTGTGACCTCCAGCTTCACCTACACGGAATCGAAGACCGTTGACGCGGTTCGCGGTCTCGGATATGGCGATCAGGTCGCAGAACTTGTGCCCGGTGTCACCACGCCTCTGAGCATCAGCATCACCCGCACGGCTCTCTACCTTGCGAACTTGATGCAGGTACTCGGTTACAAGGCTGGCACATCCGGCGCAGTCCGCAGCTTGAAGCATCACCGTTGGCCCTTTGACATCAAGACCGAAGTAGTGTTCTCCGAGCTAGCCTCGCAGCAGAACGTCGGTCTGGCAACTCACGCGGACATCCCGAATGAGGGCGGCTTGAACAACACTGGTAACCCCGGCGTGTATTGCGTGGCGACCATTTATGAAGGCTGCTGGATGGAATCTTACAACACTGGCTACACCGTGGATACGGCTGCCGTCGCGGAAGATTGCACGATCTCTGTCACTGACATTTTCGACGTAAGCGGTTCGGTGTACGGCGAGTTCTTGGACGCTGGTCTCAACTCCGGCGATGCCACGGGTCGTTCGCTACTCTACTCTGCATCTTCGTCTATCGTCACTCCGTAACGATAACTCGAAACTATAAAGCCCTCGTTCGCTACGAGGGCTTTTTCTT